CCTACTCAGCTTACGCACTGGTTTTGGAGACCAGCATACCTCTCCAACTGTATCGCACCTGCATATCTGGCGGACGGTGTGGGATTCGAACCCACGATACGCTATCAACGTATACTCCCTTAGCAGGGGAGCGCCTTCAGCCACTCGGCCAACCGTCCTATTTATTGGCCTCTACTACAGGACTCGAACCTGTGACCTACGGTTTAGAAGACCGTTGCTCTAATCCAACTGAGCTAAGTAGAGAAGTAATTAGTCTATCTCTGGAAACAAACTTGTAACATGTTGTTCTAGTTTGTTTATACATTCACGTTTGTAGTTTTGTACTACCAGTTCAAACGGTTCTTCAGTACCCCACCGTCGTAGGGTTTCTTTTGCCAAAAGAAAAATCTGCCTTTTGTTCAATTCTGCCAATTTGTTTTCTGGATTGTCGTTGTTTAGAATCTCTGGATGCGCTAGTGCATAGTAGGTTATATCAGTTGCACCAACTGGTACCTCAACCTTTGCTAGGATACGGCGCTTTCCGTCATCACATATTGCGCTTCTCATTGTTTTCTACCTTTGCCATAATATTGCCTTTGTTAGTTTATAAAACATCATACTATATAATATACGACAAGTAAGATGCTTTGTCAAGAGTTTTTGCCAAGATTTTTTGCCATAATGTCTTGTTTTTTTATGAGCCTATCGTGACCCAGTTGCCGTTTATAAAGCCTTGAAATTCGTTTGTGTCTGTGTTTAGTATCATATCGCCATTTGAACAATCTAGTTCATTTCTTTGTGCCGTTGTGTAACTAGGAACTTTAGGAATCTGCTTGTTTACACTAGTTACATGTCCTTCTTTTAGTTTTGTGCCTGGACGCACTGTATGTAGTTGTGTGTCCATAGCAGTTGGTTTTTGTTCTTCCCTGAGTATGCCTGTCAATGAGCTTGTTGTAGGTGCAATACCTGTGCTTGATTGTGTTGTGCCCTGTGTTGTGCTGAATGTGTATCCAATAATGTTGCCACAGTAATCATACACAGGAGTTTGTGTTTGTGCTAGAACTGTAGGATCTTCGCTGTCTCTTACTTTGCCCAGCATTTCTGGTTCAAGTAGCAGTTCAAATACATTTGCATACACTGTTCCGTCTTGTGCAATAACAGGATATCCGCCTACTTGATCGTATGCGTTTTTGATGTTGCTGGCAAGTCTAGCATTGCCCTGTACACCTGCTGTGTTGGCATTGTGCAATACACCCATGCCCATGTTTACTTCACGCACTGTGCCAGGTGTTGTACCACCAGTTCCAGCGGCAAGTCTACCACCTGTTGCTTTGAATATTGTGCCCACAGTGTAGGTAATACCTGTGGTGCCTGCAACACTGTTCCATTGTAGTTGTGTTGTATCACCCAATGTTTCTATTTCGTATACCACATCAGTGCTGAGAGTTTCAGTGTTTGTGGTGCTTGTAAACTGTGATCCGCCTGCACTATACGTGCTTGATCCTGTGAATCCATTTGCGGCTTGATTTTCTCTGGCCATTAGTCCAGTGAATTCGCCTTGTATTTGATTGAGCGCACTTGTAAATGTGTTCATCTGTTGTGAAGGTATGCTTCCAAAACTTGCAAGTGTATCACCAATGTCTTTGAGTATTCCGCCACTGAACAAGTTATGATCAAAACTAAAACTTCCGTCTTGTCCTAAACTAGCACAACCGCCAATGTTTTCTGGTATAATACCACCAACCTGATTGAGCAAGTCTTGTCCTTTGCCCAAGAAACTTTCCATAACACCTTCCAACATGTTTGGAATTGCTTTTGGTGCAATTGGTGTACCACAAAAGTTGATTAGGTTTGCAATTTGTGCGGCTTCTTGTATAGCGGCATTGATTCTGTTTAGTACGTTGTCAATGTTGGTGTGATCCAAAAACTCATCAAATGCTTGATTCATTTGGTGCAGTGCTTCTTGTAGTGCGCCTGTGATGTTTGGATTGCCCAACAAACCTTTGATGTTGAAGCTCAAACACATTTGCACGTTTGGAAGTTTTAGTCCTTTGCCAGCCAACAAACTACACAACAACTCACGCATGGTGTAGCTGTGTTCTGCTTTGATTACAACTCTGCCTGTGTCTTCACTGCCAGCAACAATTTCTTTTTGCACATGATGCCGTGTGTCCAGATAGTCGTTGAAATCTTGTAATTGATTGAAATCGCTCATTAGCCAGTTCCACAATAAACTGTGCTTGCACTTCCTGTGCAACTAGGATTGGTGTGCGGATTTAGTGGATCATATGGACAAGGGCTAGCACTGTCTGTTCTACGTGCCACAGCAATGCCATTTGCATACACTGTGCTTTGGCTAGCTTTTATTGCACCACCACCATGTGAATTGGTTGCACCATTCCATGTAATAGGTTTGCCTTCCACAAACACGTCAGGAGACCCAACGGTGGTTGTTGCCCCGCATGATCTTCCGTCTGTTCTTCTGTGAACTTGTTTTGCCATATGTGTATTTAGTTACACAACCAAGGCGTTTGTTGGTGCTACCAGTCCTGTAGTTGCTTCTAAGTATGCGTCTGCAAATGGTTTGTGCGACTTTACCACTGTTACAACACTGTGCGTGTTGATGTCAACATATGGTAAGTTGGTGATGTCTGCACTAAACACAAATGGTGCAAGGCTGGGACCTTGTGCAGTCATAGCAACCATCAAAGGCTTTTTTAGCCTTGTGTTGGCTTTGTTGCTATGATCAATTCTGCCTATTACTTCTTCACCGCTCATTAGTTTTACACTAACAATATCGTTGTCTGCAATAGGTTTGTCAATAATCATAATGTGTGTCCTGTTCCTGTGTAATTGGTTTCTTCTACATAAGTTGCCAATTTGTCATAGCCGCCGATCTTTGTGCCACCTACAATAATTTGTGGGAATGTTCTAGCACCTGGAAAAGTTTCTAGCACTTGTTCTCTGGTAAAATCTGCGTCTAATTGTTTGTAAGTGTACGCAAAGCCATTGCGCTCACAAAACGCTTTGGCTTGATCGCAATGCGGACACAAGGGTTTGCCCCAAATTTCTATCATAGTTTGAATCCTGAAAATGTATCTTTGGAAACGTCTTGTTTCACTCCACCGATAACATAACTACTTATTTCAGTTTCTTGCGGAGCCACTTGTACATCTGCACCAGCAATCCACTTTTGTGTCCATGGTAGTGGATTTGCAGTTGGCACACTGTAAGGTGACTTTAGTCCAACAGCGTTCATGCGCTTGGTGCATATCCATTCAATGTAATCGCTCAACAGTTGTTCATTGAGTCCAATCATACTACCGCCTGCAAACAAATACTTGGCCCATGCTTTTTCTTGATCCACTGCATCTACAAACAGTTTTGTTGAAATGTCTTTGGTTTCTTCAGCAATCTTAGCATAGTCAGGATCGTCTTTGGGCAATAGTTTGAGCAGTGTTTGTGTGCTACCCAAGTGTACATTTTCGTCACGTGCAATAAACTTGATAATTTTAGCATTGCCTTCCATCTTCTTTAGTTCAGCAAATGCCCAACTACATGCAAAGCTCACGTAAAAACGCACACCTTCTAGTATGTTCACACTCATAAGTGTTAGCCACAACAGTTTCTTTAGTTCGTACAAGTCAACTTTTACGTTACGTGCTTCGCGGTTGCTTGTGATCTGATGTGTGCCTTCACCCAACAAGCTGTACCACTTGCTCATTTCAATCAGCTGATTGTAGTATTCTGAAATGTCATCTGCACAATCCATAATTTCTTCAATGTCCATCATTTCATCAAAGATTTTGCTTGGGTTTGAATACACGTTTCTGATAATGTGTGTATAACTTCTACTGTGGATTGTTTCTGAGAATGTCCAAGTGATGATCCAGTTTTCAAGTTCTGGCAAACTTACAATGCTACCAAATGCTTCTGCTGGTGCTCTACCTTGCACACTGTCAAGAAGAATCTGCCTCTTCAGATTGCTCGTAAAAATATGCTTCTCATGTTCTGTGAGTGCTTTGAAGTCAGCGGCATCTTTCAGCACATCAACTTCTTCAGGTCTCCAGAAGAATCCTAGTTGCTTGTCAGTTAGTTTATCAAACTGCTTATATTTCAATGTGTCGTAGCGTTGGATATCAACGCCACCATCCGGATCCAAAAAGGCGAGAGCCTTTGTATGGTCACGGTCTTTCTTTTCAAAAACACTCGTCGACATTTCATTTCCTTTTGTTTGGTGGGTTCTGTATATATCCCAGTACAGTCAGTATAATATACTTTTATTACTCTGTCAACTGCTTCTTGCAAATTGATCATTGTGCGTCATTTGACATTTCATACTCTTGTAGTATTCGTATGTCATATGATTTCTCCACAAGTCGTAAGTAAGATCATTTTGAGAGCGTCTTTTGTATTTGATTTGCATGTGCAACGTTCCTGTACGATGATTTTCCGCTATGTATTTCAACAACTCAGGTTCGCAGTCCAATGTATGAGGACTGTATTCGGGTATATCCATCCCAAGTTCAACATAAGAATCTATAGTCGAATTAGCAAAGTACAAAAATTTGTCTTGTGGTTGATTGACCCAATCTTTTAGATACTCAACAAACTCCTTCTGGTTGGTTGCCATGTCGTAACCTTGCATCAGTTGCATGCCCACATATGTACATTCTTTAGGATCTGGATACTCTGTTAGCTCTGGTCCATTTGTAGCATCACAGGATCCATACAAACCATTGCCGTCTTTGGGAGGCCGAATTCGAAGGAAAAGGTGTGGTTTACCATCTGTTTCAAATTGTTCTTCTAACTGCGGCGAACCGCGATAGGCTACTAAGATGCTCATATTGTTATTACCGATTTGCTTATTGGACAATCTGTGATTGCCTCTAGTTGTTTTACTCTACTTATCTGTGGATCCGTTAGGCACTTCATTCTAATTTGTATTTTCAACAGTGAGCCACTTGCTTTACGAGCCACATCTTCAATCAAATGTTTTTGCAGATCCAATACATGTGTATCCACTTCTGGAGAATTTACAAAGTACAACAGTTTGTAGTCGGGTTGTTTTATCCAATCAAACAACCATGTGTGCAGTTCTATTGGAACGGGTTCTGTGCTTTCAAACTCCAGACCAGCATAATTTATATTCAGTGGTGGTATCCACTCTGGTCTTTGGTCGAGACTGCTACACTCGTAGTATGCAAACTTGTGTGGCTGTACCCAAAACATACAACGGTCTAAGTCGTGTGTAAAGTCAGTCTCTTCAATGTTGCGAAGTTTGTAGTGAACGTCATATTGCACAGCTATCACACATTTCGTCATCTTCTGGAATGTCTGTTACAGTAAGATTTTCTTGTGTGTCAACTGCCAACTTGTCAATGTCCAATTCACCAGCGCCATCAAATGTGTTGAAGTAGTACAATTGTTTGCCACCATACTTGTAGAACATTAGTAGGTGTTGAATCATACTGCTCATTGGCACTTTCTCATCTTCGTAGAAAGTTGGATTGTAGCTGGTGTTTACACTGATGCCTTGATCAATGTATTTTTGTAGCACTGCCATAATTTTGATATAGCCTTCTGGTGATTGTTGATCCCACAGCAAATCATACTTGTTGCGCAAGTGATGAAAGCCTGGTACAACCTGCTTGAGTACACCGTGTTTGCTTTGTTTTATACTTACAAAACTACGTGGTGGCTCAATGCCGTTTGTAGCATTTGAGATTTGCGCACTTGTTTCTGCTGGCATAAGTGCCATTAGTGTGCTATTGCGAATGCCTGTTGCTTTGAGTTGTTTGCGCAACCCTTTCCAATCCATGCGTTCTTTGTGCTTGACCAATTCGTCTACATCTTTTTTGTATGTTTGGTTGGGTGTGATGCCGTGTCCGTATTTGGTTTCCATAACACCATCAATAACACCTTGCTCTACAGCTAGGTCAGCACTGGCTTTGATTAGATAGTAACTCCACGCTTCTGCAAATTCATCTACTAGTTCCAAGTTGGGTGTTTGATAGTTGGTGTCGTTTTTGGCCAACCAGTATGCAAAATTGATAATGCCGACCCCTAGAGGACGGCGTTTCATTGTTGAGTTTTCTGCGGCTTTGACTGGATAGCCTTGGTACGTGAGTAGTGCATCTAAGCCACGCACTGCTAGTTCACAAGGCTTTGCAAAGTCTGCAGGTGTTTTTATGTTGCCCCAATTGATAGCACTCAGTGTACACAGTGCAATTTCACCTTCTTCGTCGTTGAAGTCATGCAGTGGCTTGGTGGGCAAGTTGATTTCGCAACACAAGTTGCTTTGACGCACAGGTGCTACTTCTGGTAAAAATGCGCCATGGTCGTTTGCATTGTCCACATTCATCAAGTAGATGCGTCCAGTGTTTTTGCGCTCTTCCATGAACATGCTGAACAGTTCCATTGCTGAAAGTTCTTTCTTTCTAATGTTTGGATCTTGTTCATATAGTTCGTATAGTTCACGAAACTTGTCTTGATCTGCAAAAAACGCTTCGTACAAACCTGGTACATCACTTGGGCTGAACAGTGTGATGTTGGCACCCATGATAAGTCTTTCGTACATTAGTTTGTTGAACTGTACGCCATAGTCCATGTGACGCACACGATTGTCATCTGTGCCTTTGTTGTTTTTGAGTACTAGCAGGTCTTCAACTTCCAAGTGCCAAATTGGATAGTACAGTGTGGCGGCTCCGTTGCGCACTCCTCCCTGACTACAGCTTCTTGTTGCGCTTTGAAACATCTTATAGAACGGAATAACTCCTGTATGGTAAGCGTCTCCTTTGCGGATTGGGCTACCAAGTGCTCTGATGCCTCCGGCACCGATGCCAATGCCTGCTTTTTGACTAACATACTTGACGATGCTACTAGTAGTAGCATTGATACTATCAAGGCTATCATCACTTTCAATAAGCACACAACTACTAAACTGTCTTTGAGGTGTACGAACCCCAGCCATAACCGGAGTAGGCAAGCTGATATCAAATTTACTGATTGCATTGTAATAATCCTTTATCCATCTCATGCGAGTTTCTCTAGGGTACTCAGCAAACAGTGTCATAGCAATCAGCATGTTTGCAACTTGTGGAGTTTCATACATGATGCCTGTAACACGATTCTGTACTAGGTACTTGCCTCTGTACTGTTCCATAGCCGCATAGGTTAGATTGTCATCACGTTCATGATGGATGTTTTGTTCAACATATTCCCATTCGTCATCAGAAAATTTTTCTAAGATTTCTGCATCATAAAATCCAAGTTTGACATTGCGCTCAACAATTTCTTTTAGTGGCCATGGATCAAACTGTCCATACACCATCTTGCGCAAATGATAGTTGATTAGTCTACCAGCAACATACTGATAGTTTGGAGTATCTTCACTGATCAAATCCGCGGCCGCCTTGATAAGAGTTTCTTGAATATCACTACTGCTGATACCATCGTAAAATTGTAGTTGACTTCTAATTTCTACTTCGCTTGCACTAACACCATTGATGTCATCACATGCAAAGAAAACTACTTTGTGTAGTTTTTCAATATCTAGGGGCTCAGTAGAGCCATTGCGTTTGGCTACTTTGATCATGTTTCATTCCTTTTGTTGATTGTTATATATGTTATCGTCTTTTGTCATCTCTTTATCTAGCCACATAACTGTTTTATGTCTACTTTTTTCTCCACTGTAAAGTTGTCTAGCCAAGTGAGTGCTACGCTTTCGTTGTAGCTTGCATTGAGTACTATATTGTTTATTACACTAATCATGTTCTGAGAGTTCTTCGTATGGCCTACTAGGATCTGACCCGAATAGCCAAGATAGTGCAGAGTATATCCATACAACAATGCTCTGTTGAATTCGCAGTATTCGTTGTTGTGTATTAGTTCCCATAGTGTGTTCCATGTGTTTTCGTCAAACGGATCAACACATCGACTGCTGATCGGTAGTTTACTGTAAAATTTTAGTGTGGCCTGGACACAGTCTTCAAAAGGTTTACCAGCATGCCATAACCTAAAGTCACGCAAGCAAGCTAATCTATTACTAGGACTGTCCTGCCAACTTAGGCAAGAGTTGAGTTCCAAAGTGTTGTTCTATAGTTGAATCTAGCGATCTGATTGTCACTATCAGTGTATCGCAATTTGAATAAGCCAGTGCCTGTGTTGTAGTTTCCGCTAAACACAATGCCTGGATTGTTTACTGCACCAAATTCATCACTGATGTAATAATCTTGTACAGTGGCTCTGGTATCAATTAGAATGGTCATTTTGCCGTTTCTAAAAGATGGAGCAGTACCATTGGTTGGATTGCTCAACGAGTATTCAATGGTTGCTGTGTTGTAGGTTGTAGCTGTCCATTCAATACCTGTGTCAGCATTGCTTCCATTTGCCGCCAATTGTACGCTTGTCATTGTGATGGGTTCATCACGTGTGGTCATTTCAGTGTTGTAGTAAACACGTATTGTAACACCAACAGCAGGAGCACTTGTTAGTGTAAGTGTTGTACCACTTACTGTAAATCCAGTTGAAGCCAGTTCTATTTCAGCGGCGCCACTTGCTTGTGTTGTAACTCTCCACCTTCCGGTAAGTGTTACATCAACAGCAATAGTATAACTGCTGGCACCTGTACTGGTAATTTCAATTGGATCATTTCCAATAAAAAGTCTTTTTTGGTCTTTGGCGTAGCCTAGCTCGCCTGGGTCTAGCAGTGGCAAGTCTGAGAAATTACCTTGTCTTACTAATAATTTTGATACTTGTGTAGTTGGCATCGCACTCTCCTGATAATGTATTTAGCCTTGTAAACCCAAGTATTGTGTGATACGTTGACTCCATTGTTCACTCCAATGGTCAAATTGTTCACCTTCTATGACAAATTCTTGGTATTGAAAATCTCTACTACACATCATAATCACAATCTTTTGAATATCAGTTTCAAACAAGTAATTGTGTGCAAGAGCATATGCGGCTCCTTGCATTTTGTAGTTGTCAATCCATTCTTCTTTTTTGGGTTTGTTGGTTTGCTTGAAGTCCATAATGGCCGGCACACCATTATGAACTCCCACAAGGTCTGTGGTCCCTGCATATAATTCTGGATAGTATAGATGCACTTCACTACCCCATACTTCGTCTACTTTGCTTAGTCCTAATTCTATCACCTTCTCTGCCATCTTACGTCCTTGAATGTGAACAAGATTGCTCTTGTGAGACAGAGGTTCTCCTTTTGTGTATTCTTCTAAGAAGCCGTGCATGCTTGTGCCGACACCCGCGGCTTCCCGTGTTATTTGTTTGGCTTTGTCCTCACCAACACGCTTGCGCCAAGCAATCAAGTGTGTTTTGTCTGATGTTGCATCTAGGATAGTAGTAACGCTAGGTACTTTACCCCCATCAGGTGTTTGGTATAGTCTTTTTTTGCCGTCTATTCTACGCAAGTCAGAATAGTCGTAGGGTTTTGTAATGTTGATCATTGTTTGATTATAACAGTGTTTTGAAGTTGTGTCTACCAGGTAATTACCCATTTGAACGTGCTGGCAGTTGTTGTGTTGTTTTGACGTTCAATGTGATAGCCCAAACCTTTGAAGTATTCAATTACTTCATTCATTTGATCTGTTTTGGCTCTATCAGTTTGTGTGCCTTTCCATACATTGTAGTATGTTGCACTAGCAGGATTTGTTGCAGTGTATGTTTGCGCTACCAATCCCAAATCTGTGTTTGCTGTACCAGCACCAATTACTACATTGTATGCTGTACCAGCTGTGTGCGTGTATGTAAGCACTAGTTTGTTGGCACTCTTGCTAGCAACCAAACCAGTTACTGCCGCATCGTTGATGTCTGCAATAACTGCATTTAGATTTAGTCCACTAGTACCAAGTGTGATTGTACTACCAGCAACAATAAGTGTTGGTGTACCAGTAATAGTTGGATTGGTTACTGTGCCAGTGATTGTAGTAGCAGGCGTACTGTTGGTCATTGTAGTACCGTCTGACTGTGTAGTACTGTAGTTGCCTGCTTGCGCATCTGCAATCACTTGCTTCATCAGTGTATGAACTTCGTCAACAATAACGCTGTCGGCTCTAGCGTCAACCTTGGCTTGTGTTGCTGTTATTCCGTAGCTCATGATCCAATTTCCTTGTCAACTTGTTTTTGGGCTAGCTTGCCTACTGCTTTATCAATGTCATCTTCTCCGTTGCCAATGTTTACATCATTATCACGGTCAGTTACCACCCGTATGGTTTCAATATTGGCATCTTTGACTATTGGCATCTCTTGCAGTAGTCCAAGCAATTGTTGTTTTGATATAGTGTGCCCACTTCTGCGCATATCTTTTAGTAAACTTGCGGTTTGTATTTCTTGTATACCTTCCACGCTGATTGCATCAAGCAAACTGATAAGCTCAGTTTTGATTTCATTGATGTCTTCTTTTACAATCTGCGCAATATACATCTAGCCGCCCTTACTTGTAGTAGTCGCCGCTTCTTCTCATGCGAGCATTTGTACGTCTGGCATAATCATGATTGGCAAATGGATCACCTGCATCTGGATTACGGTTTGGACTCTGCTCTGGCTTTTTGCCTGTACGCTTGTTCTTTGGTCGTACTGTGCGTGGCATTTGCGGATCTTCGTCTGGGTTCCAGTTGTATCCTCTGTCAAGACCAGTGTATTTGTTCTTTTTGTCTAGATCATCGGCTTGTTTTTTGCTTGCCCTGTGCATGTTTCTCGCACTAGGTCTTTCGCTTACTTGTTGCTTGATTGCTTCAAGTTGTGCTTTAGAAATTTTGCCATCTTTGCTGTTTTCTTGCACAGCTTTTAGTGCGGCCATCATGCGTTCGTCTGCACTTTCTTTCATGTCACGTCCAACTGGATTTTCGTCACCAGCTTCTGCGTCTGCTCCAGCAAAGTCGTCACCATCCATTGGTTCCATTTCGCCGTCGCCATCTGTGTCAATGCTGTCCATGTCGCCAAAGCCAGCGTCATCACCGCCCATTTGACCCATGTCGTTTGCAGGTGCCTCTCCTTGCAGAACCAATACTGCGTTGTCGTAGGCGTCCTTACTTGATTTCATTGTGTCTAATAGCCCCTGCAAAGCGGCTGTAGCATCACCCTCAAATGCTTGTGCTTGTTCCAAACCTAGTTGTTCTTTCATGGCTTGTACTAGTGGCATCATGTCTTGCACTTGCATTTGTGCAATATCTTCTGCCATGCCTTGTAGTTTGTCACCAATTTCTTTGGCGGCAAGTACAACTTCTGCTTGGTCAACTGTTTCATCGCCAACGCTCTCGGCTAGCGCCTTCATCTCGCCAACACGCATTGCGGCGGCTTCTCTGATGAAAAGGTAAAGATTGTATTTTGGTGAACGAATATCGCCAGCTTCGTCGAGTTTGGTTTGTGCTTTTGATCCTAGATCCTGCACCTCTTCTAGCGACATGTCATCCCAGCGTCCTACCCAATTGAAGCGTGATTCTAGAATCTTCTTCACTTGAGCGAAACTGTATTTTTGATTCATATCGTTTATGTTCATTGTAACTGTCCTTTTTCTGTAGGCTAAGTGTATTTAGTGATTTTGTCGTAATATATTGTTTTTTATTTGCTCCAGCTTTCCTTGAGCATTGGTGTACTTGGCCCATGCTACATCGCTGTCTGTACGTTCTGCTTTTTGCTTGTACATCACAGTTTCAAACAGTATACTGGCATATTGATTGTCAGCGTTTAGAGCTTTCTGTACGCCACTTTCATTCCAATCAATAAGTGCTTCAACCACACGTTTTGCAGTAGTTGCTAATGCAATACCTTCGTATAGTTTTTTGTCTTCGCAATAAACAGTGTAAAAATGCTTTTGCTTGTCTGCAAATGCACCACGTGTTCTTGTTACACGATATGCTCCTACTTGCACATCTTCACCTTTGCGCTCTGTGAGCATTGCAGTGAGTGCTTTTGGATTCATGTGTTCAACGATGGTGCGAAAGCCACTGTCAATTTCTGCTATTTGAACCATTAGTAATTTCCTTTGTTGAGGTTGTAGTAAACTGTGTTGTCACGGATATCTTTGTTTAGTATTCCGCGGTTGACTAATTCCTGTGCAATGTATGCATCACGCTCAGGCATGTCTCGTTTGCACATTGTTTGTTGTGCTATTTGATCCATTACCTTGTGTTCTAAATTACTAAGTGGTTGATATATTCCACCAACTGACGCCATTCTCATCTGCTTACACCTGCCATGCGTTTCAGTTGTTCTATGTCTGCTCTGTTTTGATCAGATTTGGCCGCATTGCTTTGTGCCATTTGCTGATTTTGTTGTGTTGTCATTGTGTTTTGTGCTTGTTGGTTTGGCACGTTTAGTCTAGCGCCTTGTCCAGTTGGCTGACTGCGTCTATTGTCTCTAACTGCAGGGCCTGGTGCATTTGGTGCGCCACGTTTGTTTGCGTTTGTTGCTTTAGCATTTTGTGATCTTTGCGCTGTTTGAGAAGCACCATCTCTGTTTATGCCATAGCCTTCAACTTGAATATCTAGTTTGTCCAGCATCATATTTCTAACAACACGAATATTGTTGTCTTGTATTGCATCGCTGATTTTGATTACATCACTTACGCTGAATCGCTTGGTAAGTTTTTTGGCATCTTCAGGTGACAACTTGTAATTGAATTGGTTTTCCAAATAATTTTTTATTGCTACGTGCAGTCTTTCGCCGTAATCTGCTAGCTCACTCATCGTCTTGCCGCCTTGTTCATTCTTGCCACAGCTCTGCTGGCTGGATTCATACGCTTGGTTCGATTGGCTTTTCTAGCCATTCTAGACCCCATTCTGCTTTTGGTTTTCTTTAGTGTAAAACGCTTTTTCATATCAATTGGCTTGCTACACTGTGCTGGATTTGACACAGTTCTGCCTTTGCGTTTACCAAAAGTACAACGATATTTCCTGGTGATGCCTCCGCTTCCTTTGGCCCATACCAGCTTGCTTTCAATAACATTGTCGTCGGGTGTCATTTCGTATAAGTTCATAACAGTATTTATGTTATGCCATACTTATTAGTAATACTACAATGGTGCTGAGTAGTCCTGCAATTACTGTACCACTTGCACCAATGATCACTTTAGTATTAGTAGCGGCATTCTTTTCAATTTTTACAGCCATGTCTGTGAGCATTTTACTGTTTTGCCCAATGCTGTTTTCCATTCGGTCCATACGAGTAGCCATTGCGGTCAACTTTTCCTCCAGCACTTGATACCTCGCGGCACACAAGTCTACGTGAGCTTCTAAGTTTTCTTTTTCAAGTTGCGACATTCGCAGTGGTCCTTCTTCGCAATAGATGCGTATTAGAAACTTGCCATGGTTGCCTGATTATGTTGCCCTAATGTGTGTGCCTACTTGTATATTTATACAACGACTTGTGATTTCCAAATATTCCAATTATGTCTAAGATCGTCATCTGCTGTTTTCCAATCACCATCAATCAAACTTGTTCTGTAGGTTTTGAACAAGTTTACAGGATCTTCAATTATTTTGCAGTCCACAGTTGAATCAAATGTTTTTCTGTTTACACATTTTATGTAGTGTGCAATATAAGGATCAGCAATTTTATCAACTTGTTCAGCATATGCATATTCTGTAGGACACTCGTTGGTTATCAATCCAGCCGGACGAGCGTTTTTCATTCTGTATATTCTGATCCATTCATGCAGTACATCTCCTAGTCCGCTGTGATACAATCCAAGTTGTTTCATAAGTTCCATTACTCTAACAACATTGAATATGTCTTCGTTGTAAAAAGTTATAAAATTTCCTTGTAGTGGATTCTGACTAAAATGTACATGTTCTCTTACGGCAGTTCTAACATGTTTCATCCAAGAATACTCATTGCGTAGAGTATGATGCAGTTCATCGCCGTTGAAGTATCTTCTGTCTATCCACATCTGCATGTCAAAGTCCAAACTAGGCATCAACCTTACAACCACTGTGTCTGGATCCGTGTATATTTCTTCATCAACTTTGTGAAAGAACCACACACTAGGAGCAGTACTGCCCATCTTTATTGCACGCCATGTGTCTGAGTCCAGACCCATTCTTGCTTCTGTGTACCAATGTTTCACTAGATTGTTGCTCACAGCATTTACCACTGTGTGACACAGGCTGGTCCAACAATAGTG